CTTGTCAAGCTTGTTGCTTGAGCCTTGTCAAGCTTGTTGCTTGAGGCTTGACGCTATTAACGACAAGCCTCTTGATCAAATGTAGGCATTTATTCGGTGTGATCAATTCACCTATAGGAAATTTTTAAGGCATTTCTATAGCACAGCCACCCACTTACTTGACCCCAGATCCTTCAACATATCTGCGCGCGTTTACCTCCAGACTGAAGGATCAGGGCTCAAGGGGGGAATGTCTACCCCCATTGGCCACCTAGTTTAGAATAATTCTAAACTAGAAATTTGTTAACTCGCACTCATTAAACCAGTCATTGCTCTCGTGTTCACAGTCAATGCAATACTCGTTTGAATTGACCGCCCATTCATCTGGCTTAGGAGTACAACCGCAATGCTTACAAGTGAAATTAAATTCTAGCTGTTGCATTGCTCTCAAGTTCCTTTATTCTTTTTTCTAGTTCTAGTAATCTAGTAGCAATCAAATTCAGGTTGTCTGTATTTGTGCCGACTACTCTAGCCAACTTATTAAGATTGTCAGCGTCTTTAACAATCATATCAGTTATCTTGTTCATTGTTTGATACATATTTCCTCCGTTGTTCATAATTAGAATATAGGATATTCCTAGTTATATGTCAATAATTAAATATGTCCATTTTGGGTCCTTGGTCCTTGACTTATTATTATATATGGGATAATCTAGGAGCAGATATATAAACAAACAATGGAGGAAATATGTCTAAAACTATGACTAAATATCAATTGGACCATTTCAAGTCTAAGGTAAGACGAAACTTTGAGCCGTTGATAAGAGAACAAGAACTATTGGTAAAACAATACAAGACTGAGGCAACAAACAAGATAGTCGGCAAGCTAGCCAAAAAAATGGGCGCTGATAAAATCTTGGATCAATTAAAGAAGGCGGAGGCGCATTTAAAAAAAGCTCAAGACAGCGCTAAAACTTTTTTCAGGAAGAAGGCCACAAAAGAAAAAAAGGACCTGAACTCTTATAGATTTGACCAAGACGAGAAACTCACACTTTCAGATTGTGAAGAACAATTGAGAGACTGGGCGACTGAGTTGGTTGAAAGAGAAATAAGAAAAAGGCCCGAAGGTGAGAAGCTGAAACAATTGGAGCAATTGCAACAACATTCAATTGATACAGTTATGGAAGCGGGAACACCTGAAGAACTAATAAGGAAATTAGATACATCAACAAAGAAAATAGGTATCGCGTGGGTTGTTGATACATCTAAAGTTAAACAGATAGCGAGTTAATATGAAAGTATATAGAGTTATAACTGAAACTTTTATTGAAGCCAAAGACGAACAAGAGGCGGAATTAAAAGTAAATGATAAAAAAAATAAATGGGAACTAATTGACGTTCACGAATATAACAAAGATAGCGAGTCAATATGATTGAACTATTTTTAGAAGCGCCAATGGAACTTCAATTGTTGTTGCTCGGTGGTCTTTGTGCCGTGGGTGTGATTGCATACTTCGGCATTAAAGGAACAGACGAAGCAATTGATTTCAATAATCGTTTTAAGCAGGACGAAAAATGGCGCAAGGATAACTAAGCAATAAAAAGCGGGGCGGTTGCCCCGCTTTTTTTATATCCACACAAACCCAAAATGAACACATAGTGTATTGACATAACTAGGAAAATCCTATATCCTAGGATGGTGGCTGGGGACGGCGGTGGTATATTACAAACCTTAGTTCACGTTTTGTTCCGCAAGGTGTCCATTTTGGGTCGGCCGGGGACAAAAAGAGAACGGCGCAAGAACAAAATGTAACTGTCCATTTTGGGTCGCGCCGAGTGAATTAACTTGATTTATTAAAAGGAATATCCTATATTAATTATAACAACGGAGGAAACATGAACACAGAACAAGTAATATTAAACCTAGCTTTTATCGGCGCGGTGTTATCGATACTAGTTATATTAAATACATTTAGTGGGGGTCTGTTATGGTAGCAATCAACGACAGAATATCTAGATACTTCAAACACGAAGGCGGTCTAATGTTTGAGGATAACATAAAAATTCCGCTCGGCATTGTATGGAGAGCGGCGTTAGTTATGGGGCTACAAAACAGGGAGAAGTTTTGGTTAGATATAATCAGAATGACGAAGCAAGATAAAAGGTTCAAGGCAAGTCAATAGACATACTGTTCATAATGGGTCGGCGCCCTGCGGGCGCCCGGCTTATTCGGCCCTTCGGGCCGGGCATATCTCGGCCCCTTCGGGGCCTCGAGGGGTCCCAAACCGATCCAGGAATTAAAACATTTTTTTTAACGTCAATCACCCTTTTTGCAAAAGGGGTCCCAATGATGTACAGTATATAGTCAGTTTTAGAGATAGACGTCCCTAAAATACTTTTTAAGTTTATGAATATAGACCCAAAAAAATTGCAGAATTTTGAAAAGCTTCCGGCTGATGTAAGACGTGAGTTTAGTTTATTAATGAATCAGTGGGAGAATAAAAAATCGACTCAGAAAGTACAGTCAGATTTTATGTCTTTTGTAAAACATGTTTGGCCTGATTTCATTGAAGGAAAGCATCACAAAAAAATTGCGGAAAAATTTAACCGAATCGCATCTGGTAAAATTAAAAGAGTTATTATCAATATGCCACCAAGACATACAAAGTCTGAGTTTGCATCTTATCTATTACCTGCCTGGTTAGTGGGCCGTAATCCAAAATTAAAAATAATTCAATCAACACACAATACTGAATTAGCTGTAAGGTTTGGACGAAAGACCAAGAACCTAATGGACTCTGCAGAATACAAACAGGTTTTTGAAACAAGGCTCAAGGAAGATTCTCAAGCTGCAGGAAAATGGGAAACTGAACAAGGTGGTGAATACTATGCTGCCGGTGTTGGGTCTGCAATTACTGGAAGGGGTGCTGACCTATTAATTATAGATGACCCACATTCTGAACAAGACGCATTAAACATGCAAGCATTAGAACGTGCGTACGAGTGGTATACTTCTGGACCTAGGCAACGTTTGCAGCCAGGTGGTACAATTGTTTTAGTTATGACTCGTTGGCATCAAAAAGATTTAACGGGAGCTTTAATCAAAGCACAAAAAGAACCTAAAGCTGATCAATGGGAGTTAATAGAATTTCCTGCTATCTTACCAAGCGGTAAACCATGCTGGCCAGAGTATTGGAAGTTAGATGATTTACAAGCTGTTAAAGCAACATTACCTGGATCAAAATGGAATTCACAGTACATGCAAAATCCAACTTCGGAAGAAGGAGCACTGATCAAAAGAGAATGGTGGCAAGATTGGGATGCAGATGATCTTCCAGCATTAAGACATGTTATACAATCTTATGATACTGCATTCATGAAAAAATCTTCTGCCGATTTTTCTGCAATTACAACCTGGGGCGTGTTTCAAAAAGATGAAGACTCAGGTCCTTGTTTAATGTTGATTGATGCATGGAAAGATCGAGTCGAGTTTCCAGAACTTAAGCGTATCGCATTAGAACAATACGGCTACTGGCAACCTGAAACAGTTATCGTAGAATCTAAAGCATCGGGGCTACCATTAACTTATGAGTTGAGAAAGCAGGGAATACCTGTTATAAATTTCTCACCATCAAAGGGAAATGACAAGCATACTCGCGTCAACTCAGTTTCCCCATTGTTTGAAAGTGGTAAAATCTGGGCACCTACTCATATGGAGTTTGCTCAAGATGTTATCGAAGAGTGCGCTGCTTTCCCTTATGGTGATCATGATGACTTGGTCGATAGTATGACACAAGCTGTGATGAGATTTAGACAAGGTGGTTTGATAGAACATCCTGAAGATTACAAAGAGGATCAAGGACCACGAAAAGCAAAAAAGTTTTATTAATATGGAAAATAGTTACGAACAACTTATAGACGATTACAACAACGGTATTTTAGTAGAAGCCGGAGAAAGTTTAACAGATTACATTAATAGAATGGGTGGTGTAAAAAAAGCTAATGGTGGAATTATAACTGCATTAAGAATTGGTTTATCTGAAGGATCAGATGAAGAATCAGGGTTCTTGAAAAAAGTTGTTAACTATATCCCACCTAACGTAAGACAATTCACTTACGATGTTTTTGGTGGAGATAAACCATTTACAGAAAAAGATTTATCTGAAGATTACAAAGATGAACTTAAAGGTATAGCTGAAAAAGTTTTATCAGAAGGAAAAGGTTCTATTCAATACGAAGACTATGAAAAAGGAACTATGGATAAACCTTTATTATTAAATTTGTTAAGTAAAAATTATAATTTAAAAACTTTAATAGGCTCGGGAAAAGTTGAAGTAAATGAGGATGGAGAAATTATAGTAACAGATAAATTTGATTTTAATAATGCTAAAGATATTAATTCATTGGAAGACGTAAAAAAAGCTGCTGTTGAGGTTAAGAATGCATTTTTTGGTGAAGGAGAAAATTATATGGGAACTGGAGGATTATATTCTGCAATTAGAAAAGCAGCAGAATACGTAGGATCAAAACCAGGTGAAGGTTCAGATATCACAATTAATTTAGGAAAAAGACAAGAAGCAGCTGACGGGGGTATAGCCAATTTATTGAAAGTAGTTAATTTATAATGAAATACCCTAAAACAAATCTGTTGCCTCCAAAATCAGGCCCTAACCCTCAAGGCTTGAATATATCCTATAATACTGTTAAAGAGGTAAAGGAGAAAATATATAATGGCGGACAACGTAGACAAATCATTACCAAACACAAGAAGCGAAGTTAAGATACCATCTCAAGAGGAGATTACAGAAAAAGTACAAGAGAAAGTTACTGAAGAAGTAACAGCTCCTGATGGTGTTGAAACGATTCAAAACGAAGATGGATCAGTAGATGTAAACTTTGATCCTAGAGCCGTTGCCCCTGCAGAAGGTGACGAGCACTATTCTAATTTAGCCGAGTTCCTTGGTGATGAGATTCTTGATCCATTAGGCACACAACTACAAACAAACTTTGAAGAGTATAAAGAATCTAGAAGAGATTGGGAAAGAACTTATACTCAAGGATTAGATTTATTAGGATTTAAATACGAAGACAAAACAGAACCTTTTCAAAACGCTAGTGGTGCTACGCATCCGGTTTTAGCAGAAGCCGTTACACAATTTCAAGCTTTGGCTTATAAAGAATTACTCCCGGCCGAAGGACCAGTAAGAACAGCGGTCGTTGGAAAAATTACTCCAGAAAAAACTCAACAAGCAGAAAGAGTCAAAGATTACATGAATTACGAACTTATGGAAAAGATGCCAGAGTACGAACCTGACTTTGATCAATTACTATTTTATTTACCTTTAGCTGGTTCAGCATTTAAGAAAACTTATTACGATGAATTAATGAATCGTGCAGTTTCTAAATTTGTACCGGCAGATGATCTGGTTGTTCCGTATACGGCTACCTCATTAGACGATGCGGAAGCAATCGTTCATGTTTTAAAAATGGACGAGAATACTTTGCGTAAACAACAAGTAGCAGGTTTCTATAGAGACATCGATTTAGGAACACCAACAGATAATGCTACAACAACCTCAGATCTTAAAGCTAAAGAACGAGAACTAGAAGGAATTAGAAAAACAACACAAGAAAATGTTTTTACTCTTTTAGAAATACATACGGATTTAGATTTAGAAGGATACGAAGATAAAGATATGGATGGTAATCCAACAGGGATTAAACTTCCGTACATTGTTACTTTAGAAGAAGCAACAAGATCTATTTTATCTATTAGAAGAAACTATGAAATTGGTGATCCTAATAAATCTAGAATAAAATATTTCACTCACTTTAAATTTTTACCTGGTCTTGGTTTCTATGGCCTAGGTTTAATTCACATGATCGGTGGACTATCAAGAACAGCAACACAAGCCTTACGACAACTATTAGACGCAGGAACTTTATCTAACTTACCTGCAGGGTTTAAACAAAGAGGAATTAGAATCAGAGATGATGCACAGTCAATTCAACCTGGAGAGTTTAGAGACGTAGATGCTCCTGGTGGAAATATAAAAGATTCATTTATGATGCTTCCATTTAAGGAACCATCACAAACTTTGTTACAGCTTATGGGCGTCGTAGTACAAGCAGGTCAAAGATTCGCTTCAATAGCAGACTTGCAAGTAGGTGAGGGTAATCAACAAGCAGCTGTGGGTACGACCGTAGCATTGCTAGAAAGAGGATCGAGAACAATGTCTGCGATCCATAAAAGATTATATGCTTCACTGAAAAGTGAATTCAGATTATTAGCTCGAGTCTATAAACTTTACCTCCCACCAGAATACCCCTATGATGTTGTGGGTGGTTCGCGAACAGTTAAACAAGCGGACTTTGATGACCGAGTTGATATACTGCCAGTTGCAGATCCAAATATATTTTCTCAAACACAGAGGATCTCTCTCGCACAAACGGAACTTCAGCTGGCAGTTTCCAATCCACAAGTACACAACGTTTATCAAGCGTACAGAAATATGTATGAAGCGTTAGGTGTAAAAGATATTGATTTGTTATTAAAAAAACCACAACCGCCAATGCCAAAAGATCCTGCATTAGAACATATTGATGCAATGGCAGGTAAACCATTTCAAGCTTTCCCTGGTCAAGACCATAGAGCTCACATTACGGCGCATTTAAATTTCTTAGCTACTAACTTAGTACAAAATTCACCGATGATGGTAGCAAGTATTGAGAAAAATATTATGGAACACATTTCATTAATGGCTCAAGAGCAGATTGAAATAGAATTTGCACAAGAATTACAAACAGTAGCTATGATGCAACAACAAATTCAACAGAATCCTCAGCTTCAACCTCAGTTAATGAACATAATGCAGAAGATTGAGTCTAGAAAAGCTGTATTGATTGCTGAAATGATGGCAGAATTTAAAAAAGAAGACTCAGAAATTAATGGTGGCTTAGGTGCTGACCCATTAACTAAGTTAAAAGCAAGAGAATTAGACTTGAGAGCAGCCGAAAATCAAAGAAGAGCTGAAGATGATGAAGAAAGAATCAATCTTGATCGTATGAAAGCTATGATGAACCAAGCTAACTTCCAACAAAAGCTAGATCAGACTGAAGAATTAGCAGAATTAAGAGCTGCAACAAGTTTAACGAAGCAGGAAATGTCTACCGCAGGCAAAAAATTTGATTTCGGTAGAAATTTCCCTAAAAAGTAGGTATAAACTATTTAATAAGGAGAAAAATATGGTTAAAATAACTAAAGAGCTAGGAGTTGGTAAAGACGGCTACCAAACAGGTGGCGTTGAGTATAAAGAAGAGGTTGGGAAAGTAGCAGTAGACCCAAGATCTAAAATTATTACCAACCAAGACGATCCTATGAACAAAATCAACGAAGGAAATACAGTTGATGTTCGAGGTAGAAGAAGAATGCTAGCTGATAAGAAAAAAACAGCAACTTGGTACTAGTATGGCTTGGTTTGGTTTAGCAAAAATTGCTTTGCAAGCTGGAAGTAAGATTTATTCCAACCGCCAGAAAACTAAGATGGCTATGTCTGATGCACAATTAATGCATGCAGAGAAAATGGCCCGTGGTGAGGAAGCTTACCAAGGCAAACTACTAGAAGCGAGACAAAACGACTATAAAGACGAATTTGTACTCGTGATAATTTCGGCGCCAATCATTGTGTTAATGTGGGCAGTGATGAGTGACGATCCGGAAGCAATGGAGAAAGTAAAATTATTCTTTGAATACTTTCAATCGCTTCCAAGCTGGTTTACGAATTTATGGATCCTTGTCGTAGCTAGTATTTTTGGTATTAAGGGGACACAAATATTTCGTAACGGAAAAAAATAGGAGATAAAAATGAGACAAAACGGAGTAAGATCAAATGTTAGATTTATGAAATCTGGCGGCCGAGCGATGAAAGCTGGCGGAGGATCAATGTCGACTGCAAGAAAAGATATGAAATCTGGTTATTACCAAGATGACATGGGCATGAGAGGTGGTGCTATGTACAAAAAAGGTGGTAAAGTTGGCAAGAAGAAACAAGGTTACAAAGCTAGAAAAGATGAATCTATCGCTATGAGAATCAAGAAGAAAAGAACTAAGAAGCAATTAAAAGCTTCTAGAGATGAGTCTTACGGAAAATTCGGTAGTAAGATGAAGAAAAAAGGTAAAATTAATAGATAATTATGTCTAA